CAATAGTTGTACTTTTTACTCTAACCTCATCAAGTGCACCAGTATTACCAGGGTCCATTGCAACTTTTAAAACATCAGCCTGAAGTTCACGACCACCAACAATTTGAGCGTTAACCATTGCCCTGGTTGTTCCTGCGGAATCTGCGCTATTGCCAAAAAGACCAAGGTAATCTAGCATACCTGGATTAAATGTTGCTGGGTTTGCTACTTCTTCAACTTTGTCAAGAATTGGAGATACAGAATTAATAAACCCTGGAGTTTTAGCCGCATCAATTTCTCTTGCTACTTGAACTGAGTTTTGCTTAGTTATTGGACGTAGAACAAATAACTTTTTTGCTTTAGTCGCAAGACCAAGTCCAGCAAATGCAGGGTCAAGCCCATTAAATCCAATGTCTGCAAAACCTGAAAAGAACTGTGGCAATCCTTGACGATAGTATTCGTCTACTTCTCTATTGTTTGTCCAGTCAAGTTTTTCTGCGCCTTGTTCTCCAGGAACAATGTCAGCAAGTCCAAGCACTAATGAGCGACCTGGAGAGTAAACTCTAGGTGCAAAGTAATCTTCAGTAGAATCTTCTGGATTTACTGGCTTGCGTGAATCTTCAATAGCCTTATTGAACAGTGCAGAGTTTGGAACCAATGGACTAAGACTTGCAACATCTCTAAATACGTTTCCAGTAAGTTCAGAGTTTGCGCTACGATATGTTTCTGAGGATGCAAGCAATGCAGCACTGATACGTGGCGCAACTTGTTGACGGTAAGGTTTGGCAATTTTTTCTAAAGCGGCAAAGCCCTCATCAAGTTGAGTTGTTCCTGCAGTTAAAACCTGAAGTCTTCCATAGGGAGACTCAAGGTCAGCCCCCTCCATACCAATGGTTACGCCTTTTGCTACTGCTCCAACTGTTCCAGTTACTGTTTCTTGAGCCTTAGCAATTTTTTTAGCAATAGGACTACGGCGTGCTTCAAAATCTGAAGCCTTAGATGCAATAGCATTTGTCTGAATTGAATCAGCAAGATTATTAATAAACTGGTCTAGGTCACCTTTTTGAGCACCAGGACCGCCTAGGTCTCTTTTGATTGCCACCTAGTCCCCAATCCTGTATCCGTCATTAAGTTTTACCATTTCGGTAATAAACTTATTTCGCTCTTCAGATGATTCCCAGTCAACAACTGAGAATGCAAATATAATTTCTGGCGCTTTGTAGTTAAAAAGATTTGAAAAAGCGGCAATGTTTTTATCTAAAGACATTACACGCCTTCGTTAATTGAAGACTTAACCAATCCTAAGAATATCTTAAACGATTCTGGTGCGTCTTCTTTTGCAGCCAAAGACTCTAGTTGTGGCATATACTTTTGAATCATGCCGTACTGAGTTGCAGGTTCTGGATTACGACCCATACCCATAGGCGCACCAGCAGTTATTGGTTCGTCTGGATTTTCTGTTGGTGCAAAAAGATTTGTTATTGGCTGTACTGGTCTTGGTTGCGTATTGTTTGCAGGTACAGGTGCTGCAGGAACATTTGGAACCTGTGAAGTTGGTACCTGTCCTGGCTGAATTGGATTCATGTCAGTGCGCTGTGAAAGACTTCCTGGACCAGAAACTGGCTTGGCTTCAGTGTTTGTACGCTGCGTACGTGGACCGCCTCTTGCCATGATTATCCTCTTTCAACTATCTGGATTTTTCCACCAGTATTAATATCAAACTTCTTAGCAATCTTCATTGCTTCTTGCAGTGTTGCGCCATGCGCAATAGCACCAAGTGCGTAAGCCGCACCAGTGCCTATTCCATAAACACCCGTGTTTGTTTCAAGCACAGCGTAGTTAGATGCGACATGAAATACTCTGTCTTTAAATCCAACAAGGAATACAAAGTCTTCGTCTTCTTTCATTGTGATGCCAGCATCTTCATGTTGCTTGCGCATTTCAGGGATAAACTTAGACACCATGAAGGTGTATGGTTCTGAGCCGTTGTACTTTGGTGGTTCCCACCCGTACAAAATAACGTCACAACAGCGTGAGTTACCAGCACCAGCCATTACATACTCATTCACTTCAACAATTTTCTTCATGCTTCTGTGTTGGTATGGTCGTTCGGTATCTGTTACTTGTGCATCTGCTGCAAAGGTAAAGCCTTTGCTATCTCTGATGGCAATGATTGTAGTCATTATCCACCCAGTTGCGCTAAGATATCCTGGATACTAGGAGCAGGAGCCCCAGGGGATGCTGCGACAGGAGCACCACCCATAGTTTCGGGTCCTTGTGCTGCAACTGGAGCACCCTCACCTGGGGCGGCTTGTGGAGCACCACCTCCAAGAGCACCCATCATTTCTTCTGGGGTCATCTGTGGTGCTTGTTCTTGAGGCTGTTCTACTGGTTCAGGTTTCTTAAATACTGCCATCACAGAATCTTCTACGCTCTTACCACTACGGCGTGCATCAATTACTTCAGCAATCTTCATTACAATATCTGAAGGGTCTTGACCCTGAGCAGCCATCTGTGGAATTGCCTGTGATGTTGCACTTAGCGCACCCATAAGTGAATTACGCATTTTCTCAATGTCAATGCGTTCAATTTCCTTGGACACGTTTACGTTCCATGGAAGTTCCTGCATTACAAATTCTTGTGAGATTAGGTTTGCCTGTAAAGCCTGAAGGCTAAAGATAAGGGCACGTGATGGGTCAAGTCCTGACATCAGACCGTAGCGCACTTGTACGCTGTAATCATCCTTGATGTCTTTTTCTGGGCTGTACTTAAGGACGTATGGTGCACCATTGTGAGTCATCTGTGTTGACTTCTCACCAGGGAATAACATCTGGTCCATTTCCATGGCTAATGCCATGACATCCTGCAGTGCTTCAGCAAGGATTTGCTGACCAGCCTTGATTTGAGAATCAAAGCCACCAAGAAGTGCCTGAACACCAGAACCTGTAATTACGGATGCATTGACGTTTCCTGAGCGACCTTCTGGGTAACGAGCACCCATGCGCATTTCTTGTTCAAGAATCTGTTGTTCTTGGAATGCGCCCATTGGAATCTCTAGACCAACACGGCGAACACCCTGTGGGTTGGCAGTACGCATGACTGCATCAGGACCAAATGCAAACTCTTGCATATCCTGTGGTACAACCATAGGTGCATTAACTGATTTCTCAGCAGCATCCATGGCAAGAAGACTAAAGCGAGCACGAGCAATCTGTGCCCAGATGACATCATCAAACTGACCACGTGGGTCTTCGGTATCAATACCTGGACGCTTAGCAATACGAATACTTAGTTTACCTAGTGGGTTCTTTGCCTTGCGGAGGGGAAGGTTTCCTCGCTGTGGGAGGAACAGGATTACCTGGTCTTTGTCCTCATAGCGAATCAAATCAAGTAGAGTGCCGAGGTCAATATCTCTGCGGTCATTTCCACCAAGGATTTGGCGTTCGTACTCTGGGAACTCAACGATAAGTTCACCAATGGACTTTAGGTAACGCTTGCTATATGAAACACATCGTCCGTAGCGGTCATATTCTGGGTAAGCACCCAATGGGTTTTCTACACGAATGCGTGGCATACGAGCCTCAAAGTCAGGCTCTACAACAAACGGCAGGAAGGCATAGGTATTATACCAATCTGCGCCTGTATACATCTGGGTTTGTAACCCAGAAAATTCAACGTAGTTGTTGACAATCATGGAACGCAAGTCAGCGTTCTTCTTTGCCCTGTCAGATGTTACGTCAGGTGTCTGACAATTAAACGATGGCAGTGGAGCCAATACTTCAGCCAAGTCACGAGCAACAACGTCAACGAAGTTGGCAATCATTGGCTTGTTCATGCCCTCAGGGAACATGTCAGGGTATACCGATACCATGTCACCACGGCGTACAGCAGTGATATCAGCCATACGCTGGTCACGTACTGAGTATCGCTGGCGTAGGTAAAGTACCTTGTCAGCGACCTGTTCCATTGAGAGTGCCATGAATATCCTTAAAGATAAGTTGTAAATTGTTCCATTGCTAAATCGTCAAGATTAACAACTGCTTGCTGTGCCATCTGTCGTTGAGTAACAAAGCGGCTAGTTGCGTGCCAGATTTGATTCCCAGAGTGCTGAATCATTTCCTTGGCTTTAATCTCGCAGAACCACAGAGCCATCACAACGTCTGTAGGGTTACGAGTTCCAGGCTTCCAGGTAATCAACTGATTGATTAGAGCCTTGATGCCCTCGTGGTACTGAGGGTCTGGTAGTTCAATGAGATTATCTCGGTTGTGCTTAGCACCGTTCATGGTGCCA